TGGTGATGGGGCTACCGGTCAGGATGCGGCGATATTTTGATGCCCGGCCAATCTCAAGCACCGTTTTAGTCCGCTGCGCCTTGCGGTTTTTGATCGTGGTGCTTTCATCAACGATAGATATGTTGTCTGGGTTTAGCTGCAAAAATTTAATCGCAGAGGCCGCCCCTTTCTTCGTGGACAACGCTTCTATGTTCATAATCAGGATGTGCAACGTCCCCGGCTCACGGTTCTCTCTCAAAGCTATGTCTTTGATTTCTTGGGTAAATTTCTTTGTAAAGTTGGGCTGCCAACGCACTATCCGAGTGGGTATGTCGTCGGGCAGATGTGCCGGTATTTCTTTCCTGACCCAGTTATCGTAGACGCCTTTGGGTGCCAGGATAAGGGCCGTATCTATGTCTTTGCGCTTGAACAGAGCGCCCATGGTATCTATCGCTACCTTGGATTTACCCGTGCCCATTTCCATGAACAGCGCATACATGCTAGACGTCCAAGACTGGTCAAAGACAGTTTTTTGGTGTTCGTAAGGTGTTGTTTTGAATTTATACATGGCTTTCTATTTACACTTGACTTCTGAGATTATATGGGACAGTATCGCCCTCCGCAAGGGCAAAACATGTCCTTTATTCACGAAAGGAGAAAGACGATGGTCAATGACCTATTTGCAGAAATCGAAGCAGATCAGACCGGTGGGTCTGCCGTAGAATCCCTCGATACCGGTGGCGTGGCCAGCATTGCTGAAGTTGCAAGAGCTGTCCGAAACAAGCAAGACGAAATAGAACTCTTAGACAGTAAGCTCAAACAGAGCAAGAAAGATTTGCTGAAGCTGACCGACGAAGACCTTCCCGCTTTGCTACACGAAGTCGGCGTATCCAAAATGGAACTAGAAGACGGTTCCAAAGTCGAGCTAAAACCAACTTATGGCGCTTATATCAAGGTTGAAAACCGAGATTCTGCTTATAGTTGGCTGCAAGAAAATGGGTATGACGATATCATCAAGAACGTTATTAGTTGTCAATTTGGTCGCGGCGAAGACCAAATGGCTAATGACCTCATGTCCTCTCTTGCTGGTCAGGGCTACCCTGCCGCACAGAAGCGGGACATTCATCCACAGACCCTGAAAGCATTTGTAAAAGACCAGGTTGAATCGGGCAAGCAGTTTCCGATGGACTTGTTCGGAGCTTATGTGGGTCAACGCGCAAACATTAAAAAAGGTTAACGAAAAATGGCAGAAGCAAAGAAAAAAGAAGTGGCCGAAAAGGCTAGTACGGAGTTGGCGGCAGTCTCGCTATTTGAGGCCGATGCTGAGACTATGGGTGAGACTCTTGATCAAGATGACGTCAAGATTCCATTCCTTAAAATTGATAAGGATAACGGCACGATATTGCAGGAAGTAACAGGGCAGCAGTGGAAACCGGAAGACGGTGTCACTGTTATTCCTTGTGCATACCAGCGTGTGTTTATCGAATGGGCTCCGCGTGGATCAGGTCCTGGGGCTCCCGTTAACATTTATCAGAAGGATGATAAGCGCCCTGAAACAGAGCGTGATCCGTCCACCAACAAAGACGTGATTGTAGGCGGTGGTGGTAATTACATCGAAGAGACACATCAGCATTTTGTTCTTATAAAACAAGAGGATGGGACGCTGGAAGCTGCCTTGATACCGATGAAATCTACACAGCTCAAGAAGTCCAGAGCGTGGAACACGGTGGTTAGCAGTCGCACGATGCAAGGTGCGAACGGCATATTCAAGCCGCCACGTTTTGCGTACACATATAAGCTTACGACACAGCACGAGAACAACAACAAAGGCGATTGGTGGGGTTGGAGTGTTGAGCTTGAGGAGTCGTTGGCTGAAACAAATCAGGTCGATGCGTATCAACACGCACGCGAGTTTGCCAAGAGCATCCGCGCTGGCGACGTAGTTGTTAAGCACGAGCAGGAGGGTGACGACGGCAGTAACTCTGACGACGTTCCGTGGTAATTAATACGGGGCCGAAAGGCCCCGTTTTTCGGGTGAAACATGATTGATAACGCTAAGAAATTTGCGGCTATCTTTGACGGACTAAAGCAAGCTTACGGCACATATCGGATAGATCGCAAAGCGCAAAATGGAAAGAATACCGGTAAGGCAACCGTTGTTAAAACGCCACGAACAAAGGACACCTGGCTCGGTCATTTAAGCGGAGAGGGTGAAGCAATTGGAATTATACCGATCAACGAAGACAACCAGTGTAAGTGGGGTTGTGTCGACGTTGATCAGTACCCGTTAGATCACAAAGAGCTAGTAGACAAAGTGCGTAGCATGAAGCTGCCGCTTGTCGTGTGCCGTTCTAAGTCAGGAGGCGCTCACTGTTTTTTGTTTACAAAGGAATGGGTTACTGCAAAGAAGATGCAGGAGACCTTACAAACTATTGCTGCAAGCTTAGGCTACGGCGGTAGTGAAATATTTCCTAAACAAGTCAAGTTGTTCCTGGACCGGGGTGACGTAGGTAATTTCTTAAACCTTCCGTATTATGATGCGGAGGAAGGGTTGCGCTATGTCATTAAAGATGATGGGCAGTCCGGTACAATCGAAGAATTCTTTGGGTTGTACGATCAATACGCTCAAGAACCGGAGCAGCTTGACAGCATAACCATAGAAGAAGCGGACACTAACATCATTGTCAAAGATGGTCCGCCCTGTTTACAAACGCTTTGCACGCAGAAAATAAGCGAAGGTGGACGGAATAATGGGCTCTTCAACGTTGGTGTGTACTTACGCAAAGCTTTCCCAGATAGTTGGGAATCTGAGATTTTAACGTATAATACGCGCTACTTCGAACCTCCACTTCCTCTCTCCGAAGTTAATCTTGTAGCGAAACAGCTTCAGAAGAAAGATTACGCTTACAAGTGCAAAGACGCCCCGATCTGTGATTACTGCAATGCCGAGGTCTGTAAGACGAGGAAGTACGGTATTGAGGCCGCAGTATCGGGTGCGACCATTGCGAACCTTCGCAAGTACAACTCTACTCCCCCTGTGTGGTTTATGGATGTTAACGGCTTTCCGTTAGAGCTGGATACAGACGCTCTAATGAACCAGGCTGCGTTTCAGCGCGCCTGTGTGGAACAGCTCAATTTTATGCCGCAGAGTGTAAAGAAGGACATGTGGGAGGCCCGTATAAACGGGTTGCTGTCAGAGATGAGCGATACAGACGGTGCCATCATTGAAGTGTCGCAGGACGCCTCTATCAACGGTCAGTTCTATGATTTATTAGAAGAGTTTTGCACAGTCATGCAGCAAGCAGACAACAGGGAAGAGATTCTGCTGCGCCGCCCATACACCAATGAAGACGATGAGCGAACTTACTTTCGCATTAAAGATTTTACCGCGTATCTGCACAAGCATCGTTTCTTTGAATACAAAAGCCATAAGATTGCCCAGCGTTTACGAGACATAAACGGCGAATCAACTTCTTTAAAGATTAGCGGAAAAGCAGTGAGGGTGTGGAGCATACCCGCATATGCTGCTCCCATTGGCGCTATAAAGCCCAACGGAATTTCTTCTGCTCATCCGCAGCCGTTTTAATGTTTCGTATATTTGGTCCTCCCGGGACTGGAAAGACAACTACGCTTCTTAACTATGTCGACCAGGCATTAGAAGCAGGTATGTCGTCACAAGACATTGCATTTTTTGCGTTCACCCGGAAAGCGGCGGGCGAGGCGAGGGAACGCGCCGCCCGTCGTTTTCAACTTAATGAAAAGGCTGACCTGCCGCATTTTAGAACGTTGCATAGCTTTGCTTACCGCGCGCTTGGTATACGCGATCACGATCTAATGAAGAAAGAAAACTTCGATGATCTTTCTAAAAAGATAAAGATACCTCTCAGCATTAGACCGCACTACGATTTTGAACAAGAGTCTTCATCTAATCTTTTAGAACACCCGGTGTTAGGACTTATTAACCTGTCCCGCCTTAAAAAGACTACGTTGCGTTCAGAGTACAACCAAACCGCATTAGACGAATCGTGGCCCGAGGTTGAATACATTGCTGCGGCCTACGCAGAGTACAAGCAGTTTCATGGTTTATTGGACTACACCGACATGCTTGAGCTGT